GACGAAGATAGCATCGGACTATTGACTGGACAGATAAGAGGAAAAATGGTTTATGGAGCGTCAGTAGGTTACTATTGTAGTGGAGAAATCGTTTGGTATTTAAGTACATCAGCATAATTATTAACCGACTGATTATCAGTCACTTAAAAAATAAAATACAATGAGTTGTGATATTAGCCAAGGCAGATTGCGTTCGTGCAAAGACGGATTGGGAGGTAACTCCGTATTATATTTATATAATGGATTGAAAGATGCTTTCACTGTTACAAGTGGAGAGGCAACTTCAATTAATGCTGGACTAACAGAGGTTTACAAATTTGAATTAGAGGGAGATTTAAATACTCTTGAACAATCTCAAGTTGGAGACCGAAATACTGGAACAGAAGTTAACACTCAAACATTAACAATTTCACTAAAGAAAATTGATGCGTCAACAAACGCACAGTTTAATTTATTAGTAGCTGGATACCCACAAGCAGTTGTGGTTGACAGAAACGGAAATTGGCATTGTTTAGCGTTAGACGACGGAATGGATTTTACAGTTGTTTCAACTACTGGAGGAGCAAAAACCGATATGAATGGATATACCTTAACTGGTGTAGCTACGACTAGAGATTTAGCTCCATTAATGGATAGTGCGACACAAACTGCATTTGAGTCATTAGTAGTGTAATTATATAAATAATAATTGACCAAAAAAACCCTATTCAGAAATGTTTAGGGTTTTTTTTATAACAAAAATCACTTTTTTTTATTATTAAGTTATGGTAATAAATCCAAACAATTTAACGCATACAATTAGAGTTGTTCCAAGATACTATACAACAGATACAATCAATTTATTTTTGTATAACGAGGCTACTCAAGAAACGAGTAATCCTAATGCGACTTACTCTAATTCAGATATATATACTGAAATCACTTTTGATTTTACATTTACGGAAAGTGATAAACATCAAATCAAAATATTAGATAGTAACGATGAGATCGTTTATCGAGGTTTAAGTATTGCAACAAGTCAAGAGCCACAAGAGTATTTAATTACAAAAAATGCGTATTATTATTAAGATATGGACATAAAATTAATAACATTATCAAATTACGTTAGACCAAAGGTTGTAGAAAACAAATCCAGAGGCTATGTTTTAAATGGACACCACAATAGCTTTTATCAGTATATCATTGACAGAAATAACGGAAGTCCAACAAATTCTTCAATAAACAAAACATATAACAGTCTAATTTATGGAGGTGGCTTAACTTACAAGAATGGAAGATACGGAGTTAATGACTGGGCGAAATTACAAACAGTATTAAGACCAAATGACGTTAGAAAAATGGTTGCAGACTTTCAAGTATTTGGAGAGTTTGCGTGTCAAGTGATCCAAACAAAAGGAGGCGATATTTCAAGCATAAGACATATTCCAAAACAAATGGTTGTGCCTAGTATTTGTAATGAAGATTATGAGATTGATAGTTATTGGTATTCTAGGAACTGGAGAAAATTAAATCAAAATCCACCAGAGCAATTTCCAGCTTTTGGATATGACGCAAATTCTCCAATAAGTATTTTTGTTGGAAGTCCATATACAGTTGGAGATGTATATTTTGCAACACCAGATTATTTGGCTGGAATGCCTTATTGCGAATTTGAGGAGGAACTGGCAAATCTAAATATAAACTCAATTAAAAATGGTTTAAGTGCTGGATATATAATAAATGTACCAAACGGAAAATCACTTACGCCACAAGAAAAAGACGATTTCGAAAGACAAGTAAGAAATCGACTAACTAGAACACCAAACGCATCGCAGTTTATTTTAAGTTTTAATGGTGCTGACGTTGAAATAACAGTTACGCCATTACCTCAAAATTCTGCTATACACAAACAATGGGATTGGTTAAGTGGAGAGGCTAAAAATCAGATTATGACTTCTCACAGAGTTATTTCTCCTAGTATAATTGGTTTAAGCACGTCAAGTGGCTTTAGTAGTGTTGCAGAAGAAATGGATATGGCAGAGCGTCAAATGGTAAAACGTGTTATTCAGCCTAAAAAAGATTTTATGACTGAAAGTTTTGAGCATATAATTTCACAATTCGGAATGAATTTAGACCTTATGTTTAAGCCGTTAACCGAAGATAAATTAAAAGAAAGTAGCGAGGAGAACAATACTGATATTGGTCTAAAAAAAAAAGATAGCATTGATGAGTTTATAGAAATGGGAGAAGAAAGTCTTGACGGATATGTTCCTATTGATGCAAGACGATGCGAGGAGATTACTTTAACAGAGGCAGTCCTTGACGATTATCTTCTGGAAATGTCAAGACCACCAAAAGCAACACCAGAAAAAAGAAGTAAACAAGACACAAGTTTATTTCAAGTTAGATACCGATACGCTGGAGCACCAAGCCAAAGTAATCAAAGAGAGTTTTGTACTCAAGTATTAAATGCAAATCGATTTTATAGAGCAGAAGATTTAAACAAAAAATCAACTGCTAATTCAAAGTTTGCTCCAAGTGGAGAAACTTCATATAATATTTTTCTTTATAAAGGTGGTGTTAATTGCAAACATTGGTGGGAAAGAGTTATTTTCCTAAAAGAAGATAACCAGAGAATATCAGTAAACAAGGCAGTTAAAATGATACTGGAATTAGAGCCAAGCGAAAGAGCAGATGCTAAATGGAAAACAAACCCAAAACCAGTATCACAAATTGCAGAGCAACAAAATAATTACTGGAGTCTAACACCAAATTATCGTGATAGTGGAGTAACGCCACAAAGAATGGCTAAAGATGTTGAGGTTGAATTTGAAAGTTATAATGACTATCCAGAAAGTGCTAAAAATAATGCTCAAAAAGTTTTAGACTGGAGAGAAAAATACGGAAGTGAAGTAAAGGGAATGACAAGAGTTGGCTGGGTACGTGCAAACCAATTAGCAAAGGGCAGAAATATTAGCCGTTCAACAATTGCGAGAATGTCAGCATTTCAAAGACACAAAAAAAACTCGGAAGTTTCTGCTGAAAATAAATCGACTCCTTGGAAAGACAAAGGCTATGTTGCTTGGTTAGGTTGGGGAGGTACTTCTGGCATCAACTGGGCGTCAAAGAAATTAAAACAAATAGATAAAAAATAGACAAATGGCAGAGTTTTTATTTGTAACACCACAAGAAATCGCAAAGACCACCATACTAGGAGGTAATGTTGACATTGATAAATATGTTTTCTGTATCGCTAACACTCAAATAACGATAATAGAGGCTCTTTTAGGCACAGAATTATATAATTATATACTAACTAATGCCGAAAACAATACACTCGCTGGAAAGTACCTTACATTGTATAATAACTATGTAAAACCAATAACTAAAAACCAAGCTTTAGCGTCTTATATAGAAATTTCTCCTTTTACGATAGCCAATGGAGGTGCTTTTAAATATACTCCAGAGAATACACAATTAATGGACAAAGACGATATTGTAATGTTGAGTCAAAAATATTCTGGATTGGCTGATATGTATATTATCAGATTTGAAAAGTGGATATGTAAAAACCCATTGCCAGAATATAAAGTTTGTCAAGAAGAAGTTGACGCAGAAAAAAAGATGCGAACAATTGGAGGCTGGTATTTTGGTAATTCAAATAATTATAACACAAAATTGAATAATAATAATTTATTAGACGATTGTAATTTAGGTTGCGATGAGTAATTGTGATATTTCAAATATAGAAGATAGGATTTGTAAAAATTTACAAGGAGGAATTGATACAATTTATTTATTTCCTTTTGTTAAATATTCAAGGTCACAAATAAAAACTTTAGGACAAAAATTAGTCCAGTTTCCAACGACTTTTATTTACACTTACTTTAGTCAAGTTTCAGATTTTAGCGAGAATACAAGTATTGAAAGAGGGAATGTGACTTGGACACAGACTTTAAATTTTGAGTTGCTTAAAACTTACGAGGGGAGCGAGGCTTATAAACTTGTAAATAAAGATTACAGAGCAATTTTTATTGACAGAGTTGGAAACATAAGAATAATTGGATTGTATAATGGTTGCGAGGCTACAGTTACTGACACTACTGGTAGCGATAAATCAAGTGCAAATAGTTATCAAATTACAATAACGGCTAAAGAGGATAATCAAGCGTATTATATTGACGCTTTAGATCCAATGTTTCCTATTGATTACGAAAAGAATTATATATTTAACGATGTAGATAAGAATTTTATATTTAACGGACTACCTTTAACAAACTACATATTTAACGATTAAAAAATGGCATTAGACAACGAAAAATTAACGGAAAGACCAGCATTAACAAATTCTCAAGATACTGATATAATTCACGTCGTAAGAGGGAATTTTAGTTATCAAAAAGAGGCACAAAATTTTAACGCTGGAAGTATATCAGCTTTGGATGATGTTGGCAACGTAAATGTACCAGCTCCACAAACTGATAATTATTTAAAATGGGATACGAATACTAATAAATGGATAGCAAATGTAATTCAATTAGGCGATTTGTCTGACGTTGTTATTGATGAAAATACTTTAGCAGACGGACAAGTAATTGCTTATGATAGTAACAATGAAGAATGGGTTAATACAGAAATTCCAACGGCAAGTGTTGGAGGAGCAGATACACAAGTCCAATATAATGATAACGGCGATTTAGGTGCTGGAGATTTTTTTACGACTGACAAATCAAGCAAAATAGAAGTTACTAACGAAATTGGTATTTTAGGAGACGGAGCTACTGAACAAGGTATTCTAAAACTATATTGCGAAAATGGTAATGCTCACTATGTCGGAATAAAAGGGCCAAATCACGCTGGAGGCATTACTTACGAATTACAACTTCCAAATGCTTTGCCAAATGTAACTAATCAAATATTAGAGTCAAACGAAAATGGAGAATTAAGTTGGATAAATACTCCCTCTGCTGGAATAGATGAATTTATTGGCTTAACAGATACACCAGCAAGTTATAGTTGTAAAAGTGGAAGTAATGTTAAGGTTGATTTTGGAATTAATCCACAACAATTAATTTTTACTCCAGATTATATGGATTTTGCTTGTAGCGACGAAACAAGCGACCTTGCAACTGGGAGAGTTTTTACAATGATTTGCAATAGAGATTATCCTTACGCATCAGCCGTTGAATTTTCGGTTACTACTGCTCCGACTGGTGCAAATTTAGAATTTGACGTTGAAAAAAACGGAACAACTGTTTATAGTACAACACCAAGCATTGATGCTGGAGAAAAATTAACTGCTACTGCAACAACACAACAATTAGTAAGTGGATTTAATTTTAATTTACAAATTGGAGACGAATTAAGAGTAATTATAACACAAGTTGGAAGTATAAATGCTGGTGCTGGTCTGAAAGCTACAATGGTTTATAACGATAGAATATGTGTTTAAAATAAAATAATATTATGCATTTTATAAATTCTTATAGATACGTTCAGCCAATAGTTGCTG